ATGATCGAAGCCAACCAACTCACCTTCGGAGTCGAAATCGAGACCATCGCCCCGGCCAGCGCCGTCGCCGAAAGCGGTCTGCGCATCGGCAGCTACCGCCGAGGCATCCAGGTCCCCTACCTGCCGCCAGGCTGGACCGCCGAGTGCGACGGCTCGATCCGCGCCACCGATGGCGGCCACGCCTGCGAAATCGTCAGCCCGGTCCTCCAGGGGGCCGAGGGGCTGGCCCAGGTCGCCGAGGTCCTGCGGACGCTGCAGGCCAAGGGGCATCGGGTCAACGTAAGCTGCGGGGTCCACATCCACGTCGGCTGGAAACGGACCTGGTCGAGCGACGCCCTGGCCCGGCTGGTGACCATCGTCGCCTACGTCGAGAAGGGCCTGTACGCGATCACCGGCACCAAGCAGCGCGAACGCGGCGCCTACTGCGGCGGCGTGCGGCGCTACGGCAACAAGGACCACGCCAAGGACCGCGTCGAACGCGGCCGCTACCACGCCCTCAACCTCACCAACCTCGCGCACGGCACCAAGGACACGGTCGAGTTCCGGGTCTTCTCCGGGTCGCTTCAGGTGGTGAAGGTCCTGGGCTGGATTCAGGTCTGCCTGGGCCTGGTCGAGCGCGCCCTGGCCGCCAAGCGGATGCCGAGCTTCAGCCCGCGGCCGCCGCGCGGCGGCTGGAAGAAACCCGGCGAAGGCCAGAGCGAGGTCGAACGCCTGATCGGCTACCTCGCCTGGGCCCCCGGCTACGCCCGCATCCACGGCGGCCGCTGCTTCGGCTGGATCGGCGGCGACATCGACCAGGACACGATCAAGGCCGAGTTCCGCCGCCTGGCCAGGAAATACGACGCGCAACGCTAACTTCACGAGGTGACTCCCATGTGCGGACTCTTCGGCTACCTGAGCAAGACGGGACGCGGTCCCGACCTGGACCGCCTCCGACGCATCGCCCTCGAAACGCAGCTCCGCGGCGCTCACGCCTTTGGCCTGGTGTGGGTCGCGCCCGACGGCAAGCTGCACGTCTTCAAGCGCCCCGGCTCGGCGGCGGCGAACCTGAACGCGCTCGACCGCTGCCGCGACGCACTCATCGTCGCGGGGCATTGCCGGTATGCGACACACGGCGACCCGGCCGACAACCGCAACAACCATCCGCATCGCGCCGGCCGAGGCTGGTTGGTTCACAACGGCATCGTTCGCAACCACGCCAGCATCGCCCGGCGCTACGGGCTGGTGCCAGAAACCGAGTGCGACAGCGAGGTGCTGGGCCTCTTGATGGCCAAGGTCCCCGGCTCGCTGCAACGCCGGGCGGCGATTGGCGTCGCTGCCGCCGAAGGGCCACTCGCGCTTCTGGGCGTTTGGACCCGGCCAGCCCGGTTGCTCCTGGTGCGGCGCGGCAACCCGCTCTGGGTCGGCGAGACGCGGACCGGGGCCTACCTCGGCAGCCTGCCGGGCGAGTTGCCAGAGGGCGCTCGGCCGGTCCCGGAGGGCTACGCGATGGTGCATACGCTCGACGACCGCCTGCAGGTCTCCCAGGTCGGAAGCCGAAACGCGGGCTTGCTCCGCGTCGCGGCGGGTGGTTCCCGCCGCCTGATGATGGCAGCCAGACCATTGGGAACGCACAGGGAGAACAACACGATGACCGAGAAGGACTGGGACATCTTCTGCGAACTGCTCGAAAAGCTGGTGTCGCAGCCGGGCTCCTGGAAAGAGAAGAAGGAGGCCGTCGAAGCCGAGGCTTCGCGCCGCGGCGCCGACACCGCACTGGAAGAGTTCGCCGGCTGGTTTTCGGAGTGAAGCCGAAACGCTGCGGGCCAGGTCCGCAGCGTCGCGGCGGGTGGTTCCCGCCGCCTGAGGATGGCAGCCAATCCATCGCAACCTCCAGTGAGGAGATTCACCATGAAGAAGGACGAGATCAAGATCGGCGGAACGTACCTGGCCAAGGTCAGCGACGAGGTCGTTCCAGTGCGCATCGACGCCGAGAACACGCACGGCGGCTGGGACGCGACCAACCTGCTGACCGACAAAAAGGTCCGCATCAAGAGCGCCCAGCGCCTGCGCTGCCCGGCCAACCGCAACGGCTCGGCCCAGGTCCAGCCTGAGGTCCAAGCCCCGACCGACGGCAACAAAAAGAAGACGCCGAAGGGCAAGCCCAAGCCCGAGGCCAACGGTGAGGCCAAGGCGAAGAAGCTCGGCTGCCTGGACGCCGCCGCCAGGGTGCTGGGCGAGAACGGCCAGGCGATGACCTGCCAGGAGATGATCGAGGCGATGGCCGCCAAGGGCTACTGGACCAGCCCTGGCGGTGCCACGCCTGACCGCACGCTGTACTCCGCCATCGCGCGCGAGATCACGACCAAGGCCAAAGAGTCGAGGTTCGTCAAGAGCGAGCGCGGCAAGTTCGCGCTGGCCAAGTAGAAACGGAGGCCACGATGGACCGCGAAGTTCTGAAGCTGATGGCCCACATCGACCAGACGCGAGCCGAACTGCGGACGGCGCTCGACCGCATGGAACCGGATGATCAGATCGAGTTGTTCCGCGATTGCGCGACGGGCCGCTTGGCCGACATGGACGAGCGTGAACACCTGATGGTCGGCATGCTGGCGGCGATGGCGATTCACGACATCTGGCAAAGTCGGGACGACTGGACGCCGCCCGGCCCGGCGTGCCCGCACTGCGGCGAGGACGACATCGACCATCTGGTCTGGCAAGACGACGAGAAGGTGCGCTGCACGAGCTGTGGCACCATCTACGATCCGAACCAGCCGGACGCGGAAGCGTAGCCGGCTCCAACAACCCCATCGCCCGTGAGACCCCCCAGCGGGGTCTCTTCTTATTGGTCGCGTGATTCATCCCGGCACCTCCGGCGCAACGTGGGCCAACGCGGGCGAGCGGTAGGCCCCGGTTGGCGTCCGGTCCGCCTCACGGCAACCGGACGCGACGTGGGCGAACGGGGGCGAAACGGGGGCCAAGTCCGGGGCCAGATACCGCACCGGCTTGCCCAACTCCCGCGCGATGCGGATTTCCGCCTGCACGCCGACGCTCTCCTCCCAGCCGTCGAGCATCAGCACAAAGAGCGCGTCACAGCGCGCCAACAGCGCGCGATCGAAACGTTGCCAGAAGGTCCAATCGCCGGGCAAGCCATGCTCCACCAGCACATGGCTGTGGGCGATGGGTGAGATCAAGAAATGGCCGGCGCGGAACAGCGCTGCCGCCGCACGACAGGCCGCGCGGAATCGTTCCTCGCGGACTGACGGGTCGGGATGAGAATACGGAGAGGCAAGGTAGATCATGCTTCCGTCTCCTTCGTCCCGTTTGGCCGTCGAGGACCGATGTCGATCAGTGTTCCTGGCAGCCGGCCAGCGTCCGCTCGCGCGTCCGTCTCCAGCGCCGCCAGCAAGTTCCAGGCAGCCGCCACGAGATGGTCCTCGTCGTCACGGCCCGCCAGGTAAGCGAACAGATGGCGCAGGGCCGAGTCCACAAAGCGGCTCAGCGGGATACCCTGCTCCCAGTTGCGGTCGCCGTACTTGGCCGCGCCTTTCTCGAAGTGCCGCGCCACGCGGATCACGGCCAGCGCGGGAAGCAAGTCGAACCGACCCTTGCCGGCTTGCCGGTCCCGCACTGCCCCGGTCGCAAACTGCTGGCGCTCGCCGGAATCATGCAGCGTGTAGTCGCGCATGCGGTTTACCTCCTCTCTGCCTTCTTGCCCGTGAACTGCTCGAAGCGCTGGACGATGACGTCGCAGTAGAGCGGGTCCAGCTCCATCAGGAACGCCTTGCGGCCGGTCTGCTCGGCGGCGATCAGCGTCGAACCGCTGCCGCCGAACAGATCGATCACGTTCTCGCCGGCCCGCGATGAATACTGCATCGCGCGCACGGCCAGCTCGACGGGCTTCTCAGTCAAATGGATCATGTTTTGGGGATTGACCTTTTTGACATGCCACAGGTCAGTCGCGTTGTTCGGCCCGAAGAACTGATGGGCAGCGCCTTCTTTCCAGCCGTAGAACGCGAGCTCAAAGCAACCCATGAAGTCTTTTCTCGTCAGCACCGGATGCTGCTTGTCCCAAACGATGCCTTGGGAAAAGTAAAGCCCGTGCGCCTTCAGCACCGGCGGGTAGTTGCCGAGGTTCGCGTAGCCGCCCCAGATGTAGAACCCCCGGCCCGGCAGCAGCACGCGGGCGAGGTTGCCGAACCAGGCGTGCAGCATCTGGTCGAACGCTTCCTCGGAGACGAAATCGTTGGCCAGGGGCCGGTCCTTGGGCCGCAGCTTCTTGTGCGTCGGTGCCTTTGGCCCCTGACGCGCGACATCGAAGGACTGATGATGGTTCTGCGGCTGGGTGTTGGACTCGCCGAACGATGACAGGCCGGCCGCGATGGCATTGTTGCTCCTTGGCTCGACCTTCACGTTGTAAGGAGGATCGGTGTTGACCAGGTGAATCGGCGCGCCGCCCAGCAGTCGGTCCACATCCTCGGCCTTGCCGCTGTCGCCGCAAAGCAGACGATGTTCGCCGAGGAGCCAGAGGTCACCCGGCTTGGTGACCGCTTCATCGGGCGGTTCGGGCACCTCGTCGGGGTCGCACAGGCCGTCCTTGACGCCGGGGTCGAGCAGCCTGGCCAGCTCGTCCTGGTCGAAGCCGAGCAGACCCAGGTCGTAGCCAAACGCCTGGACCGCTTCCAGTTCCAGCGGCAACAACTCGAAGTCCCACGTCGAAAGCTCGTGCAGCTTGTTGTCCGCCAGCCGGAAGGCGGCGACCTGCTCCGGCGTCAGGTCATCGGCCCGGATGACTGGTACCTCGGTCAGACCCAGCTGGCGAGCCGCCTTCAGCCGCGTGTGGCCGGCGATGAGCACGCCCTCTCGGTCCACCACCACCGGCACCTTGAAGCCGAATTCCTGGATGCTAGCCGCCACGGCAGCGACAGCCTGGTCATTGCAGCGGGGATTCCGCTCGTACTCGCGCACCCGCTCGATGGGCCAGAACTCGATCTGCATGGGACACCTCTTTCCGTTCGGGAAAAACCGGGCCGGGCGGTGCCATAACGGCCTCCGCCCCGGCCCCTTGGCCATGCCGCGCCTTGCCTTGCCGCGCCGCGCCATGCCCGGTCTAGCCGCGCCTGGACACGCCGAGTTAACCAAGTGGTCGTTGCCAAAAGTTCGGACCCGGAAATAAAACTGTCCTCAAGTTGGCGGCTGTTCCCGCGGCGGTCGATTTTTTTGTTCCGTTCCGGTAGTACCTACGCGACCAGGGTGCGAACTCGCGGCTGCGAACTGGTTCGCCCTGCCCGCGTGCGGCGGCCTTTGGGCCGCCCGCACGCAGGGGGGTATGGGGGGTTTTTCTCGCGCGCACGAGTTCGCAGTTCGTTTTTGTCATTAGTCTTCATCTTCGTTAGAGTTGCGAGGCGAACTCCCCTGCGAACTCGGCGGTGAGCAGTTCGCAGCGAACTCGTTGAGTTCGCCGGTTCGCACCGCCGGGTCGTCGGCTACGTTCTTCCTCAACCGTTGCACCCAACGCACCGATACGCTGCACTGTTCCGCGACCTGGCGGGTCGTCAATTCCGGGTTCGAGCGAAGTAGCTCAAGAACAGCACGCTTGCTTGTCTGGGCATCAACGTCTTGCACCGCTTGCTCGTGTGGCGGCGCTTGCGTGGCATAGCCGAGTCGGCCACGTCCCATGTCCCACCGATACACACGCCCAATCGCTTCAGCCTTCCGCAGAAGAACTTTGACCTTGAAATCGTTGATGCCGCTTTCATTTGCAGTCACCAGGATCGCGTCGAGCAGCTTCGGCTCGTAGCTGACGAACGCCGTCACGAACCGCTCGACAGTCCACTCCGGTTCGGTCTTCTCTTTGCGCGCTCGCTTCGGCTGCTCGCTCCGCAGCAGCGTCGGATCGAGGTCGTCGGCCGGCGTCCACACGGGGAAGGCCCAGCGCAAGCACCTGGGCGTCACTGGCGGCCAGGAACGCACGGCCGCTTCCAGCACGACCACGTCGTCCTCCTCGTGCGGACGCAGGACGAGGTGCGTGTCGGTCGCCCGACTCTGGCTGCCGGCGCCGGCGCCCACATCGGTGATCGCCTTGCCCGACTGATTGCCCTTGCTGGTGTGGTGGATCAGCACGAAGCAGCAGCCGAGCAAGTCGGCGTAGCGATCAATGGCGTTGTAAACGTTGGCCATCGTGCCGTTGTCGTTCTCGTCCATCTCGCGAGGCATGAAGCGGTACATCGCGTCGAGGATGATCACCTGGAACCGCCCCGGCTCCAGCGACCGGAAGTATGGCCCCAGCGAGAAGATGTCCTGCCAGTGGCCCCGCAGGTTCTGCACGAAGACGCGCTGTCCAACTTCACTGAGGCCGATCTGCCGCGCGGCCGCGACCCTGGGGATTCTGTTGGCTGAAGTCTCGCCATGCAGCTCGTTGTCGATGATGAGCACGTCGCCAGCTTCGCACGCGAACGTGTCGAGCCAGGGTCGTCCCGTGGCGACGGCCAGGGCCAGGTCAGTGACCATCCAAGACTTCCCAGTCTTTGGCGATGCGATGACGTTCATCGTCTCGCCCCGACGCAGCAGGCCGTGGATCACCGGCGGCCGCAGTTCGGGATAGCGTGCCATCAGGTCAGCCAGGCTGACTGGAACGAGCGGCGACGCCTCGACCATGAGCTGGTCCCAGTGCCCCTCGGCCATCGCGGTCGCGATCTGGTCGGGTTCGTACCGGGCGACGCTTGTGGCGATACGCTCCACCTCGGCCGGCTCAAGCCTCGGCCGGCAGCGGTCGTCGTTGACCTGGCACAGCGCCGCCAGGATTTCCGACCGCGTCATGCCGACGCGGCGCATCGTGCCGGCGAGGCGCGCCAGGGCCACGTTGCGGTGATGTTCCGGGATCGAGTTCGCTTCACCCCCGCTGGCCGCGATGGTGCCCGTTCCGTTGACCCACGGGTTGGGCGTCGTCGTCAGTGCGTCGAGTTCCGCGATCAACCACGCCGGCGGCTCGGGGAGGCGTTCGGGCGGCTCGTCGAGTTCCAGGCCCGGCGCCCAGCGGTAGTCGCCGTGTGCAGTTCGGCTGGGCGGCACGACGATGTAGCCGCCGTCGGTGCGAACATCGACGCTCGCTGCCAGTTTGCCGGTCGAACACTTCCACGCTTTGCCCCCTCGCCGGCGAAAGAGGTAATGCCGCCCGCCGCGCGGCGTCAGGCTCACGGCGCCGGTCTGGGCCAGGGAAGCGCTGCGTTCCGGGTCGCCGGGCCAGAGGTTGCCGTCGCCGTCGATGTCGATGACCAGCAAGCCTTCGGTCGGGATGCCGATATTGGCGCTCGGATGTTGTGTCCACCAGCGCTCGATCTGCTCGGCATTGCTCGTGGCGTCATGGAAGCCGTGTTCGGTCAGCGGCGCTTTACCGGAAGGCGCGCAGGGGAAGACCCGGTAGCGCAGCTCGGCATAGCGGAGAGCAGCCGTCAGCAGTTCGCCAGGGGTCACCACGGGATTTCCTCCTCCGCGGCGACCGCGTTGTAGCCGAACGGGAAGTCAATGGCGTCCGCAGGCACCTCTTGGGTGTCGAGCGGCGGCGGGATGGCGCCCAGCTCGTAGCCGATGATCCGGTCGAAGTCCTCTCCGGCGATGCTGCGGACGGTGATCTCGCGCGTCGTGGTCAGGCGTCCTGCCTGAGCCAGAGCAACCGCTTCTTCAGCCGTCTCCGGCACCGGCTCGTGCGAGCGCTGCTTCCACCAGGCCACGGCCTTGGCGCGGGCGTAGCCCGTGTGCTCGAAGCAGACCCACTCCGACTTGTATTCATGCCAGCCGACCTTGTAATCGACTCGCATGGTCCTCGGGGCGTCGTCCGGTGCGTCACGCTTCTTGTGGACGCCGTAGTACACGTCCCGCACGGCGTACTTGGTGATCGTCACCTGCCCGGAGAGGATGCCGGCTTCGCTGGCCTTGGCGTCATGCTTGCCGCGCTCCGCTGGTGGGAACTCATAGCCGCAGTCCGGGCAGCGCGCATAGCCGGCGGAGATGACCGAGTGGCACTCTGGACATTCCTTCGCCGGCGCCTGGCCGTTGCCTCCGGCGTCGCGCTCCTTGACCTTGATTCCGTCTACCGGGCCGTGCCGCAGCACGTTGCCGCCGAAATCGAGCACCAGGCAGTTCTGCTTGCCGGGGTGCAACCGGAAGCCCCTGCCGACCATCTGGTAGTACAGGCCCGGCGACAGCGTCGGTCGCAACAAGACCACGCAATCAACATTCGGCGCGTCGAAGCCGGTGGTCAGCACGTTGACGTTGCACAGATACTTCAGCGGCTCGGCGGCGTTTGCGCCAAAGTCGATCTGAAGCTGGCGTGCCCACTCCTGCTGGCGAAATCTGGCAATCAGTCGGTCCCGTTCGCCATCAGCCGTATCGCCGCTGACGAAGCCGCACTCAATGCCATGCTGCTTCTTCAGCGCCCGCACGACGTGCTCGCCGTGCTTGATCCCCGACGCGAAGATCAAGACCGCCCGGCGGTCGCGCGTGTGCTCGACGATCTCGGCGCAGGCGGCCCGCACCAGCGCATCCTCGTCCATCAGGTCCTCGACCTCACCGGCGACGTACTCACCGCCGCGCACGTGCAGGCCGCTGGTGTCCGCCCGCGCCTTGCCGGCCTTGGTGACCAGCGGGCAGAGGTAGCCCTGGACGATCAGCTCGCGCACACCGACCTCGTAGCAGATCGCGTTGAGGAAGTGTTCCGGGCTGCAGATCAGGCCTGACTTCAGCCGGTACGGCGTGGCCGTCAGACCAATCACGCGCAGGTGCGGGTTGAGTGCCTTGGCCTCGGCCAGGAATTGGCGATACATACCCTCGCCGTCCGGGGGAATGAGATGGGCCTCGTCTACCAACACCAGGTCGAACGCCCCCAACTCGCCGGCGCGCTGGTAGACCGACTGGATGCCGGCCAGGATGACGGCCCGGCCGGTGTCACGGCGCTTCAGGCCCGCCGAGTAGACGCCGAAGCGGACCTCGGAGCAGACCTGGCGCAGCTTGTCTGCCGCCTGCTCCAGCAGCTCCTTGACGTGGGCCAGGATCAGCACCCGGCCGTCCCAGCGCGTCACCGCGTCCTTGCAGATCGTCGCCATGATCGGCGTCTTGCCGCCCGCGGTGGGGATGACGACGACCGGGTTGTCGTCGTGCGAGCGCAGGTAGGCGTAGACGGCTTCGACGGCTTCACGTTGGTAAGGCCTGATCTGCACCAGTGTCCCCCTCGATCTGCTCGATCACGCGACTGAGATACCGGCGTGCGCTCCTGAGGTCTTCCAGCCGGCCATCGCTGGTTCGCTCCTGAATGCGGACAATGACTTTGCCGCCCTTGACCGGGTCGTGCTTGGAGATCTCCAGGCGGACTACCTGGCTGTCGTCGTGGAACACGCCAGCGTGCTGCAGCGCATCCGACAAGCACTTGTGAAAATTGTCCGCATCGCGCTTGCGGCGATCGGGCGGGAACAGCTCCACGACCAGGTCCAGCGGCCCGCTCAACGGCTTGATCCCTTGCGTTGCCAGGAGTGCCACAACTGAGTCGCGGTAGGCGCGGCCGCGGCGGCTGATGAGCGTCACGTGGCCGAGATGCCGGTAGTAGTGGTTCAGGCTCGGCGGAAACGGCAGTTCCAAAGTCAGCATGCTTGGTCCTGACGAAAAAGAAGCCTGACCTGTGCTCTGGTCGCATAGGCGCTACCAGACCATCGGCGGACCAAATCAGGTGCCTGCCGGGGGAGGCCCGTTCACCAGAAGTCACAGGCCAGGCGTGGGGTCAGCATCCTCTTCTCCGTTTGGCGACGCTCACTCTTCCTCGTTCCAGACCGTGACGACGAACTTGCCGAAGGGCCCCTTGCAGTCAGGCCGGAAATCGCCAAGGCCGACGCGCTTGCCGGCTGCGTCCACTAGTTCACGTACCAGCCGTGGGGCAATCAGGTCGGTGTCGATACGGAGCGTGAACGAAATACGCCAATCGTGGAAGCAGGGACGGTGACAGAGGATTCGCCCGCCGGTGCTGGGAATGCGCACCGCCCGCGTGTCCACGGTCCAAGGCTCGCGGTAGTCGATGGGCAACTCGACGCCTTCGATCTCCACACAGGCCGGCACCAGTGAGCACTTCTGGGTGGTGACCTTGCTCTTGCCGTGCTTGAAGAACTTGCCGGCGTCGATCAGGCAGCGAAACAGGTTCGGCTGGGGAATCATCGGCTGGCCGTCGAGCCCCAGGTAGAGCTTGCTTCGCGCCTGCTCCAGCGGACTACCCTTGTCGCCGACCACGGCAAGCTTGTTACCGCTGGTCGCGGCGAGTTGGGCGGCGTCCGTAAAACGGTTGCAAAGCAGCGGCGTCGTGCCTTCGATGGTGACGTGGATCGTTTTCATGATGTTCCCAGGAATGAGAAACCATGCCTTGGTATGCCGCGACTTGCGTTGCCGCGCGAAGCCCCGCCCGGCTACACCTCGCCTTGCTTGGCCAAGCCCATCGACCGCGAAAGGTCCGAGTACCGGTGTTTACCGTTTCCACGGGGGCAGGTTCGTCGTCGCCTGCTGTGGTGGGCCGCCCAGCGATTCACGCTTGGAAAATCCTCTGATCTCGTTCTGCAGCTCCCCGGTGTCCTCGCGCTTCTTCAGCTTGACCGTGATCACCAGCGGCAGGTTGTGCAGCTCGCAGCTGTCCCTGGGCGTCAACACGCCGACCGCCCGGCAGATGGCCGACAGCTCGGCGCGGGCGATCTTCACGGCCGTCTCGTTGGCGTTGTGCAGGCTGAGCCGCGCCCAGACGAAGCGGTTCCTGTACGGCCCCTCCAAGATCTGGAAGGTGAGCTGCAGGTAGCGGCCGTCGCCGCTCTTGGTCGGCTTCATCTCGCTGTCGGTGATCATCGCCAGGTACTTGCCGGCGGGGATCGGCTCCAGGTCGGTCGTCGGGTCCACTTCGTTGGCGTTGAAACCGTGCAGGTCAGCCATTGGTTGGTCCTCCGTTCGGGGTCACATGGGGTTGATGGAAGAAGGAAGCGTAAGCGTGCCAATCGAGTGGCAGCTCGTCGGGCAGGTTTAGGCGGTTCTTGGCGACGTGGGAGGGGCGCTCGCTGGTGTACAGGACGCGCTCGCCGGTGCCGATGCCCTTGCTCTTCTTGCGGCTAAAGCCCTCGTCGGTCTGCTTGGTGTAGACCTTGTAGGTGGCGAACAGCACCTCGTCGCACCACTCCTGGATGATCTGCGAGGCCAGCTTGTGCAGCCTGGGCACGTAGCGGTCGTAGCTGTCGGTCTCGGGGTTCTCGAAGCGCTCGATGCGCGAGTGAGCGATCAGGATGATGGTCATGCCGCGGTCGTTGCGCAGGGCGTCCAGGCCGGCGAGGAACTCGCGCCAGCTCGTCAGGGCAAAGGCGTAGCCCTTGCCGTAGCCGATGTCCTCGATGTTCTCGACGGAGCGCTGCCGGCAGACCTCGGCCCAGATGAGTCGCTCCAGCCAGTCGAGCGAATCGACGACCAGAGTACGGTAAGGGTGCTGGTCGGTGTAGAGGGCCTCCAGCGCCTTCAAAGCGTCCTGATACGAGAGCGTCAGTGGGAACTTGTCACACTCGATCTCGCCCAGGCCGTCCTCGGTCTGGACGAACACGGGTCGGTCGCTTGAGGCGCCGAAGGTCGATTTGCCGATGCCGTGGGTGCCGTAGAGTAGCAGGCGGCGTGGGGCGAATCGCTTGCCGCTCTGGACTTGTGCCAGGAGACTCATGGTCGGTTCCTCGGGTCAAATGTGGTCGAAAACGCGCAGTTCCTCGTAGCCGGTGGGCCAGTGGTCCTGCTGCCGGCAGCGCACCAGGCTCTCCAGGGCGGCCTCGTTGTCCTGCTCCGCGACGGCCAGGACGCTGGGATCGATCCGCCACACACCGCAGCGAAATGGTTCGCGCTTCTCGACGGCGATCAGGTGGACCGGAAGCACGTCGCCGGTCTGGAGCGCCAGGAGGGCGCGGTAGAAGGCGAGCTGGTGCAGGTAGCCGAACGAGCGAGCGTCGGCCTCGAGGTACTTGAGGTGGTCGCAGGTCTTGAGATCGACCAGGCCCTTGTCGGGATTGAGCCAGTCAAGCCGCGCTTGGCAGGGGACGCCGCGATAGTCGCGGCGAATGACACCTTCCGGCACGCCCTCGGCGAGCAACTCGCCGGCAACGGGATGGCGCTGGACGGCGGCGGCCAGCTCTTCGACCAGGCCGGCCTGGCGGTCGGTCAGCACCGGCTTGGCCTGGCGCTCGGCCCACTCCTGGTAAGCCTTGGAGCGGCTGTCGAAGAGCTTGCCGGTCGCCGGGTTGGTCGGACCGCCGAAGGCGTACTGCCGCCGATAGGCGGCCCGGCCTTCGAGGATGAGCGTGTGGGCGGCCCGGCCGACCTGGAAGGCGGGGCGGTCTTCCTCCACGACCAGGCCGAGTTGCCGCTTGCGGTACAGGAGCGGGTTCTCGCGGAAGTCGGCCAGGCCGTGGCTGGTCAGGTGCTCCTTGGATTTCGCGTGGTACACTTCGGCCGGCTCGCGCAGCAGAAAGTCGAGACGGCCGAGGGCGGGCGCGCCGGAACTGCCGTTCCGACGCGCCCAGGGAGATGCAAGTGTCATGGCGTCCCTCGGCATAGGAAATGGTCCCTCTATTTCCTAAAAGCCGCTTTGGCGCGGCCACTTGACGGATCACCGGCCCAAATAATCCCGCAGCCCTGCGTCCTCGAAATGCTGCCGCAACCGGCGAATGGCGTCATGCAGGGTGGTGCGGGGAACGCCGAGTTGGCGGGCTACCTCGGTGATGGAGTGGTGCTTCAGCCGCTCGCACAGGTCGCGCAGGTCGGGAGGTAGCTTGGCCAGGACGGCGGCCACATCATCGACCAGTTCCACCTCATCCAGGCGACTGCGTGAGGCAGTGTGCAGCCGGGTCTGCACGTGGTCCTCCGGGACGACTCGGGCCCGCTCCACGTATTCACCGTCCTCATCGAGAACTTTGTCGTGAAGCGAGCTGAGACGGCGGTGATCCCGTTTTTCCGCCTCGCGGCGACGGATGAGCGTCACCGCATGTTCGGCGATGACTTTGCGGAAGAAGCCCTCCGGGGCCTCGATGGGTTGCTGTTGCCGACGGAGACATTCCAGGAGGTGCAGGGCCATGTCTTGCTCCAGGTCGTCCCGATCCGAGGCGGTGAAGCCGTGCCGGCCGATCAGTCGCTTGACCCGCTCTCGGATGAGTTTCAAGGCGCGGTCATCGAACAGTTCTTGCATGAGAATCTCCTCCGCCGGCCGCGGAGGAGGTCGCGTGGGTGAGCCATCGTCGGCGCAGACACAGCCCTGTCCGGGAAGTCAGTCGTGTGTGATGCCGAAACGGCGTCACCCACAACGACCTCCACGGCGTGGCCGGTCTGCTGTCAGGTGGTGGAATCAGAAACCAGAAACGGAACGACGGATGGCGGAGTCGCGGTCAGGCCGCGGACTGCTCGACGACGATGCGGAACGGCAACCCGTGCTGCACCTCCAGGCGTTCGATGACGCCGTCGCCGAGCACGTCGAGCCAGGCGAAGAACTCGACGAGCTGGGCCTTGAGCACGAAGTCGCGGAGGGCGGCCTCGGGACGCGGCCCGTTCTGCGTGCCGAACTTGATCTCGCGGACGATGCGGGGCGGTGGGTCGAAGACCGGCTGGCTGCCCTGGACCTCCAGCCGCTCGATGCGGCCGAAGTTGAGGTCTTGCATCAGCTCGACGAGGCGCCGCCGCGCCGGGGACAGGGAGGACTTGCTGGACTGAACCTGCATAGCGAACCTCCAGGTTGCTTGCCGGGGCCGGCGGCCGCAGTTCACGATGGCTGCTGGCCACTCGCCGGCCCGTCACCCCCGACTGGCGAAAATTCGCTGAGAGGGCGATTTTTCGCGGGGCCGGCCAAGGAGCCAACGCTATAAGCCATTGCCTTCCAAGAGGTTCTGGACTTCAGCTTTTTTCGGATTTTTTCCCAAAGGCCCAGCGAAAATTCGCAGCGAGCCCGCCGGGAGGAACTTCTCGACGAGTTTTTTCCTTCCAGTCCGTCAAGTCGCCGCGCCAGAGCGGCTTTTAGGAAATAGAGGAACATCGTTTTGAGGAGCGCTTCATGGCCGACGACCTCGAAGACGAAATCCGCAAGAACGCCGAGGGGCCGGCGAAGGCTTCCGGCGACGCGGGCAGCGTCGAGCAGCACCCGCTGCCCGACCAGATCGAGGCCGATCGCTACCTGGCATCGAAAGAGGCGGTCAAGTCGAAAAAGCGCGGCCTGCGCTTCAACAAGCTCGTCCCACCCGGAACGGAGTAGGCGTGCTGAACTGGTTGACCAATCTGTTTGCTCGGCGCAACCCTTGCGCGCCGCGCCGCGTCGTGCGGGCCATTCGTGCCCGTTACGACGCGGCGGCGACCAACCCGGACAATCGCCGGCACTGGACCAACGCGGACGGTCTGTCGGCCAACGCCGCCAACAGCGCGGAGGTGCGGCGCATCCTGCGGAACCGCACCCGCTACGAGGTCGCCAACAACAGCTACGCCCGCGGCATCGTGCTGACCCTGGCCAACGACGTGGTTGGCACCGGGCCGCGCCTGCAGTTGCTCACGGCCGATGGCGAGGCGAACCGCCTCATCGAGCGCGAGTTCGTCGTCTGGGCCAAGGCCGTGAACCTGGCCGAGAAGCTCCGCACGATGCGCATGGCCCGGGCGCAGGACGGCGAGGCGTTCGCCGTCATGACGAGCAACCCCAAGCTGCCGACGTCGGTGCAGCTCGACCTGCGGCTCATCGAAGCCGATCAGGTGACGACGCCCGACACCACGGTGCCGACCGGCAACTTCGTGGACGGCATCGTGTACGACGACGCCGGCAACCCGGTCGAGTACCACGTGCTCAAGCAGCATCCCGGCGACACGATGGGGCGCTACGTGCTGGAGTTCGACCGCGTTCCGGCTCAGTCGATGATCCACTGGTTCCGGGCCGACCGGCCCGGCCAGGCGCGCGGCATCCCGGACATCATGCCGGCGCTGCCGCTGTTTGCCCAGCTGCGGCGCTTCACTTTGGCGGTGATCGCCGCCGCCGAGACCGCCGCCGACTTCGCCGGCATCCTGTACACCGACGCCCCGGCCGGCGGCGAGGCTGACTCTGCCGAACCGTTCGAGCCGATCGAACTGGAACAGCGAGCGCTGGTGACGATGCCCGGCGGCTGGAAGATGTCGCAACTGCAAGCGGAGCAACCCGCGACGACCTACGCCGAGTTTAAGAAGGAGATCCTCAACGAGATCGCCCGCTGCCTCAACATGCCCTTCAACGTCGCGGCGGGCAACTCGTCGGGGTACAACTACGCCTCCGGCCGGCTCGACCACCAGACCTACTTCAAGGCAATCCGTGTTGACCAGGCGCATCTCGAATGCGTGGTGCTGGACCGCATTCTCGCGGCCTGGCTCGACGAGGCAGCGCTGATTCCGGGCTTCTTGCCCGCCGGCCTCGGCCCCATCGGCGACTGGCCGCACCAGTGGTTCTGGGACGGACAGGAGCACGTCGATCCTGCCAAGGAAGCCACTGCACAAGCAACGCGCCTGGCCAGCAACACGACCACTCTGGCCTACGAATATGCCCGGCAGGGCCGGGACTGGGAAGAGGCCCTGCGCCAGCGGGCCAAGGAAGTCGCGCTCATGCAGGAACTGGGGCTGACGCCGGTGCAGACGCAGCCAAGCGAACCCAAGGAGACCAACGATGAAATCGACGAGTCGGAAGCCCAGTGGGCAGCCGCATGATCTGGGCGTGCCCAGCCTGCTCAACCTGGCCGCGACCGCGACGATTGAGCTGGCGGCCAGCGGCGCCGATGCCGACAAGGCCCTGCCGCGCTTCCGCATGGTCGCCTACACCGGCGCGCCGATGCGGATCGCCGGCTGGCGCTACCCAGTGGTTCTCGACCTGGCCGGACTGGCGATCCCCTCGCAATCGCGGCCGATCCGCTTCGGGCACGATCCGCTGTCCGGCGTGGGACACACCGACGCCATCCGCATCGAGGACGGCCAGCTCACGGCAACCGGGGTGGTGTCCCGCGACACGGCCGCGGCTCGCGAGATTGTCATCTCGGCCAAGAACGGCTTCCCCTGGCAGGCGTCGGTCGGCGCCGGCGTCGAGGAGTTCGAGTTCATCAAGGAGAACCAGAAGGTCGTGGTCAACGGCCGAGCGCTCACTGGCCCGCTCAACGTCGTGCGTAAGGCGACGCTCGGCGAGATCAGCTTCGTCGATCTCGGGGCCGACGGCCGCACCAGCGCGACCGTTGCCGCGACCAACCCGTCGGGAGATGCAGCCGTGAACAACCGAGACGCCAACACCGAGGCCACCGGCACCGCCTCGCCCCCATTGCCGGCACCTCCGACCGATCCGCAGCCGACGGCCGAGGAGGTTCGCGCCCACGCCCTGGCGGAGACCAGCCGCATCGCCGCCATCCGTCGGGTCTGTGCGGGCCGGCACGCGGACATCGAGGCGCGGGCTATCCAGGAAGGCTGGGACGCGACCCGCACCGAGCTGGAAATCCTCCGCGCCGACCGCCCGCGCTCCCCAGCCGTCCACGTCCCCGATAACACCATCACCGCCACGGTGCTCGAAGCAGCCTGCTTGCTGACGGCCAAGCTGGGGCGGGTCGAGGAGCTGTACGAGCCGCAAACGCTCGACCTGGCCAGCCGGCGCTTCCGCGGCGGCATCGGCTTGCAAGAGTTGCTCCTGGAGGCGGCCTGGGCCAACGGCTACACCGGCCGCAACTTCCGCGACCATCGGGCGGTTCTGCGCTTCGCCTTCGGACGCGGCATCGAGGCGTCGTTCTCGACCATCGACATCGGCGGCATCCTCTCCAACGTCGCCAACAAGTTCCTCCTGGAGGGCTTCTTCTCGGTCGAGCGCACCTGGCGCAACATCACCGCTGTCCGCAACGTCAGCGACTTCAAGACCGTGACCAGCTACCGCCTCATCGGCAAGGACCAGTACGAGTTGGTCGCGCCCGGCGGCGAGCTGAAGCACGGCACCCTCGGCGAAGAGAAGTACGAGAATCGGGCCGACACCTACGGCCTGCTTCTGTCCATCGACCGCCGCGACATCATCAACGACGATCTCGGTGCCATCACCACGGTGCCGCGCAAGCTCGGCCGAGGCTCGGGCCTGAAGATCAACGATGTCTTCTGGACCACGTTCCTGAACAACAGCACCTTCTTCACGGCCGCCCGCGGCAACTACCTCACGGGCGCGACCACGGCGCTGGGGATCGACGGCCTGACGGCGGGCGAAGTCGCCTTCATGGACCAGGTGGACTCCGACGGCAAGCCGATCGGTATCATGCCGGCGATCCTGCTCGTGCCCACGGCGCTGTCGGCCATCGGCTCGCAGCTCTTCAAGTCGCTGGAGCTGCGCGACAACACCGCGAACGTGAAGTACCCGATCACCAACCCGCACCAGGGCAAGTTCCGCGTCGAGGTGAGCCGCTACCTGGGCAACAGCAAGTACGCGGGCTTTTCGACCAAGGCGTGGTATCTCCTGGCCGAGGCGAGCGACCTGCCGGTGATCGAGGTGGCGTTCCTCAACGGCCAGGAAGCGCCGACCATCGAGACGGCCGACGCCGACTTCCACGTCCTGGGCGTGCAGATGCGCGGATTCCATGATTTCGGAGTAAGTCTCCAGGACTATCGCGGCGGCGTGAAGGCGAAAGGCGAAGTGTAACCCCATGGAGACCAAGCAATGGCACAGGCTGTTTTCATTCACGAAGGCGGGGCCGTCGATTACACGCCGACGGCGGACGTCGCGGTCGGCGAGGTGGTCGTGCAGGGCGACCTAGTGGGCGTCGCCAAGCACCCCATCCCGGCCAACCAACCGGGTGCCCTGGCGGTCCAAGGCGTCTTCGACTTCGCCAAGGCGACCGGGGCGGGCACGGCGCTGGCGGTGGGCACCATCGTGTACTGGAACAACGTGACCAAGGTCGCCACGGCCACGGCCGCTGGCAACAAGCAGATCGGCAAGGTCGTCAAGGCCGCTGCCGACGCCGATGCCACGGTCCGCGTCCGCATGAGCCAGTGAGGCCGCCATGTCCGATTTGCTCCAGGCCGGCTCGGACTGGCTGGCCGACCAGCTCAAGCAACACGCCTCGCGGCTGGTCGTCTACCGGCGCGGCGCGGAGGAGACGACGGCGGCGGCCACGGTCGGGCGGACGCTGCTCAAGCTGGACGACGGTTACGGCGGCGTGCGGATGGAATGGACCGACCGCGACTTCTTGATTCACGCTGCGGACCTCGTGCTCGGCGGGTCGCCGACTTTGCCTGAGCGGGGTGATGTCATCCGCGAGACGCAGGGGGCCAAGACCTTCATTTACGAAGTCATGGCGCCGGGCAAGGAGCCGCCCTGGCGCTGGTCGGACGTGTTTCGCAAGGTGCTGCGGATTCACACCAAACAAGTGGGAGTGGAGTGATGCTCGAACTGTTGCGACAACTGCTTGGTTTGTTCGGCCGGGAGGAAGGGCGCTTCCGCGAGGTCCTCCCGATTCTCCGCGCCATCGTCCACAGCGAGGCGCTGACCGAAGCCGTTCGGGCCACCAAGTCACCCGTGGATGACCTCATCCTGCGGATCGTGCGCGCACTCGTCCCCCAGGAGTGACGGATGCCCGCCACGATCCTCGCCATCGCCGACGCCGTGACTGTCCAGCTGAACGCGACGCCGTTCAGCCAGCCGCTGACTGCCGAACGGCACTACCAGCCGCGGTTCGAGCTGTCGGAAATGACCGAGCTGAAGGTCAGCGTCGTGCCCCGGTCGCTCGCATCGAAGGCGCTCGACCGCAGCCGCGACAGCTTCGATTACCTGATCGACGTGGCGGTGCAGAAGAAGACCGACATGAGCCAGGCGTCCCTGGACGCCCTGATGGCGATGGTGGAGGAGATCGCCGACCACTTCCGCCGTCAACCGCTGGCCGGCTTCCCGCAGGCCCGCTGCACCGAAGTGGAGAACGCTCCGGTTTACGCTGCCGAGCACCTGGAGGAATTCCGCCAATTCACGAGCGTCATCACGCTGACCTACCGCGTGTGGAGGTGAGCCATGATCGGCATGACGTTCCAGGCCGCCAAGGGCGGCTTCTTCGACCGCGAGAAAGTGAAGCGGTCGGTGGACGCTGGCACGCGGAAGGTGCTGTCGAAGTTCGGCGCGTTCGTGCGGCAGCGGGCCAAGACGTCGATCCGCAAGCGGAAGGGGACCAGCTCGCCCGGCGAGCCGCCGTACTCGCACGTTGGTCTGTTGCGGAAGTTCATCCTGTTCGCCTACGACGCGCAGCGCCAGAGCGTCGTCATCGGGCCGACACTGACGAAAGAAGGCTCCGCAGCGCCGCGCCTGCTGGAACACGGCGGCGACGCGGTCTTGAAGAAACGCGGCAAGGCCCGGCAGGCGCGCTACCGGCCCCGGCCGTTCATGCAGCCGGCCTTCGTGGCGGAACAACCCAAGCTGCCGGCCCTGTGGCGCGATTCGGTTCGTTGAAGGAGGCCAACTTGTGACTCTGGATTCACCCATGACCTCCATGAAAGTCTGCCGCATTTGCGGGCGTTCCAGGCCACTCGACCGATTTGCCCGGGATACGAAGTGCCGCGATGGCTTGTCAAAGAAATGCAAGGACTGCATGAAGGCCTATTCCTGCGAACGCTACCAGCGGTTACGGCTTCAGTCCGGGGCCACCTACCGGCGGGCGATTCGGACAGAGGAGTGGCTGGCGATGCAGGTCCGGGGAACGATGACGTGTCGCGTCTGCCATGCGGAGAAACCCCTGGAGGAGTTTCGCATCAGCTATCGCGCTCCGCGACGCCGGCGAATCTGCCGAGATTGTGAACGGCGGCGGGCAGCCAATCTCCGCGTGGTGAAACAAGAAGAGCGGCGTGCCTATCACCACCGCTTCCGCTGTCGTCAGTACGGGATTACGCCCAACGACTACGCGCGCATGTTGGACGCCCAAGAAGGGAATTGTGCGATTTGCGGCCACCCCCTGGGTGAGCGCCACCAGACCATCGATCACTGCCACCGCACGGGTAAAGTGCGTGGCATCGTTCACTCCATGTGTAACCTCGTGCTGGGCAATGCTCGCGAAAGGGTTGAGGTGCTGCAGGGAGCCATTGCTTACCTGGCAATGCACGAAGGTCCTCACAACGATACGGCCCCGGGAAACCGGACTGAGGAAGGAGAACGACCTTGAGCGTGAAATTAGGCCTCGACGCCAAGCTCTATCGCAACACCGGCTCGTTCGCCGTCCCAGTCTGGAACGAGGTTCGCAACGTCAAGGACGTCACCCTGAACCTGGAGGCCGGCGAGGCCGACGTGACCACGCGCGGCAACGCCGGCTGGCGCGCGACCGTGGCCACGCTCAAGGACGGCTCAATCGAGTTCGAGATGGTCTGGGACACGGCCGACGACGACTTCGGCGCGATCCGCGACACGTTCCTCAACCGCGGCGCGATGGAGTTCGCGGTCATGGACGGCGACGTCGCCACGTCCGGCTCGCAGGGATTGCGGGCGACCTGCATGGTCACCAACTTCAGCCGCAACGAGGCACTGGAGGAGGCGATCACGGTCAGCGTCACCGTCAAGCCGACGTACTCGATCACCCCGCCGGCATGGTTCATCGTTCCCTGATTCCACTTGAGGAGGCAGCATGCGTTCATCGATTGTCGTTTTGTTGATGCTGGCACTCGCCCCTGGCGCCGCGATGGCGGATGCGGTGCGCATCGCGGGCGAGACCAAGTACAAGCCCCACTCCCTGGTCCGACTCCGCGCGGAGGGCGTGGACGCCAAGGCCGCCATCCTGTGGCGCGTGCATCCGTCCAAAGACGTGCAGCGGGCGACTTCGCCGCGAGGCGTCCTGGAGTTCGCCGCCCATCCCGGCACCTACGAAGTCGAGGTGCTGGTCATCTCCAACGCCGACGGCAACCTCATGGTCGAGGAAGCTCGCGTCAGCGTGACCATCGAGTCCTGCACGCCGGTGCCGCCGACGCCGCCCAGGCCCGATCCCAAACCGCCCGGCGACGGCAAGCTCGATCCGGTAGGTGCCCTTGGGCGCATTCGCTTCGGCAGCGCCGGCTGCACGGCCACGGTGATTGGCCCGCGCCGGCCCGACGGCCGCTGGGATGTGCTGACCGCCGCCCACTGCGTGTCGGGCGTTGGCCAGAAAGGCACGCTAACGCTGAAGGATGGTCGGTCGTTGACCTTGCGCGTCGTCGCGCACCACAAGGGCCCCGACGCGGCCTGGTGCGTGACGGACGAGGAAGTTGCTGACTTACCCTATGCCTTGATCGCGGCCAAGAACCCCGAGCCGGGTACGACCATCTGGCACATGGGTTACGGCGTGGACAAGCCGGGCAACCGCGAGGACGGCACCATCGTCGAGCGCGAAAACGGCCAGGGCCAATTGCGCATGAATCTGAGCGTGTCGTCGGGGGATTCCGGCGGCGGCATCTTCCGCGCCGATACCAACGAACTCATCTCCGTGGTTTGTTGCACGAGCGGCATGGGCCGGAAGGTGTCGATGTGGGGCTGTTCGGCGGAAGTCGCGCAGCGGACCCGCCCTAAGGCATCCGACGCCGACGAATCCTGGATGCCGTTGCCGATTCCGCTCCGCTCCTGGCCTGCGGAATTTGACGAAGAGTGGCAGCCCATCCCAATTCCGATTCGTGTGGCCAAGTGATTCACCTGGAGTCATCGATGCGGACCTTCACCGACAACGCGGGCCGGACCTGGACCATCGCCATCAACGTGGCGGCGATCAAGCGGGTGCGTGGTCTGCTCAATGTCGATCTGTACAAGCTGGTGGACGACGGCTTCAAGCCGCTTGGCGCACTGGTCGGCGATCCGGTGATGCTCGCTGACGTCCTGTACTGCCTCTGCAAGGACGAAGCGGAAGCCAAGAAAGTCAGCGACGAGGACTTCGGTCGGGCGCTGGCGGGCGACGCCATCACCCTGGCGACCGACGCCTTCCTGGAGGAGCTGATCGATTTTTTCCCCGAAGCGAGGGCGCGGAGCAGCCTGCGGAAGATCGTGGCCGAGAGCCGGAAGGTCCGGGACCGGCTCCTGGGCCGGGCCGAGAAGGTCCTGGAGGGCTTCGACGCCGACCGCGAAGCGAACAGGTTGTTACGCTCATTTGGCATTGCGCCGGAGTCCTCGGCATCGACCCCGGCCCCTTCACCCTCCGGGAACTCTGCCTGATGGCCGAGGCCCGCAGCCGCGAGCGCTGGGCGCACACCTCGGCCCTGCTGGCGCTGACGGCCAACGTCCACCGTGACCACCGGAAAAAGCCCGCGCCGTACAAGCCGGCGGACTTCAACCCCTACCAGCGCCGGCGGGAGCTGCCGGTGCGCAAGGCGTCGATTGAGGTGCTCAAGCAGGTGTTTGTGGAGCGCCGTCAGCCAGGGAAGTGAGCAATGCCATCGACCGTTGATCCAGGAATGTGCAAGCGGTGTGGGCAGCGGTCCCGATCTGGCGGCAGAACCAAATGTGCGTCTTGCTTGGCCCGCGCCATTCGTGATCAGCAGGTTGTTCGGGAACGGGCCAAGAAGAATCGCCTTTGTATCCGCTGCTATCGGCGGCTTCCCGAGGCCTCGGCGCTGGTGACCTGTCCCGCCTGCGTCGCCAAGCACCGTCGCTCCCATCAAGCGTGGGCGCGGCGGCTCAAGCGGGAGGTGCTGTCCCATTACGGCGGCGCGCGGTGCGTCTGCTGTGGGGAAACGGGGCTCGCTTTTCTCACGGTAGACCATGTCCTCGGCAACGGGGCGGAGCACCGGCGAGAGCTGGGGGTCACGGGCTTCAAGTTTTACCGCTGGCTCAAGAAGCAAGGCTTTCCCCCGGGCTACCAGGTCCTCTGCATGGGATGCAACTGGGCGAAGAGACGCCAGCACTGCTGTCCGCACCAGTTGCTCCGTGGGCAGACGCCGGGACAGGCAGAGCCGGTCGCGCCGGATTGGACGATTTAGAGCGCTGCACGAGGAAATGGCCGATCATGGCGAGCGCACAAGCAGTTCGGGCAGGTGCGGCGTATGTGGAGTTGTTCACCCGCGACACCCGGCTCGTCAAGGGGCTCAACGCCGCGTCCGCCAGGCTGAAAGCGTTCGGGGCGAGCATCACTGCGCTGGGGGCAAAGCTCGCCGGCCTGGGCGTCACGCTGGCCCTTCCCTTCCTCGGCGCGGCCAAGCTGTTTGCGGACATGGGCAGTGACATGCTCGACATGTCGCAGCGAACCGGCGTGGCGGTCGAGGCCCTGTCCGAGCTGCGCTACGCGGCCGAGCAGTCGGGGTCCGGCGCGGAGGACCTGGAGAAGGGCCTTCGCACCATGAGCCGCAACATCATCGCGGCGGCCCGCGGCTCGGCGTCGGCCCGGCAGGACCTGGCCCGCCTGGGGCTGACCATCGCCGACCTGACTGGGCTGTCGCCCGATCAGCAGTTCGAGCTGATCGCCGACCGCCTGTCACGGATTCAGAACCCGGCCAACCGCGCCACGATTGCGATGGAGATCTTCGGCCGCACCGGGGCCAGCCTGCTGCCGCTCCTGTCCACGGGAGCCCAGGGCATCCAAGAGCTGCGCCGGGAGGCGAACGGCCTGGGCCTGACCATGAGCACCGAGGACACGCAGGCGGCCGAGGCGTTCGGCGACGCGCTCTCAACGCTGTGGCGGTCGCTCAAGCAGGTGGTCTTCATGGTCGGCGCGGCGCTGGCCCCGACGCTCCAGGCCGTTGCCCAGTGGATCACCCGCGTCGCCGCCAACAGCGCGGCGTGGATCGACGAGAACCGCGAGGTCATCACGATCATCGCGGCGGTGGTCGCGGGGATCGTCGGCGTGGGCGCGGCCCTGATGATCCTCGGGCCGATGATCTCGGCGGTCGGCACGGCCATCGGGCTGGTGACCTTCGCCATCTCCGCGGCCACGACGGCGGTGAGCCTGCTCGGGGCGGCCATCGGTTTTCTGCTGTCTCCCATCGGCTTGGTGGTCGCGGCTGTCGGAGGCATCGCCGCCGCGGTCCTGTTCGCCACCGACGAAGGGAACATGGCCCTGGAGTCGCTCGGCCAGGGGTTCGATCAACTCCTGGGTGCGGCGGGTACGGCCTGGCAGGGCATCCAGGACGCCATCGCGGCGGGCGACCTGGGCGGGGCGATGGAGGTCGCCTGGCTCGGCATCCAGGTCGTCTGGGAAGCAGGGATTACAGCCATCAGCGCGGCGTGGCGGCGCTTCAAATCGTTCTTCGTGGAGCTGTTCTGGACGGCGGTCTATGCCGTCGCCCGCGCCTTCAACACCGCCTGGACGGGGATCGAGGTCGCCTTCTGGACCGTGGTCAATGCCTTGGCCGATGGCTGGGACACCTTCTGCACCGGCCTGCAGATCGCCTTCAACGAGTTCGTCGGCTTCTTCCGCCGGGCCTGGGCGCGGGTGCGGAACCTGTTCAGCCCGTCCACGGCCCGGCGCGAGGTCGAGGCCATCAACCGCGAGGTCGAGCAGCAGAACCGCGAGGCCCGTCAGCGCCTCGACCGCCGGGTCCAGGAGCGCGCCCGGCGCGTCGATCAGGCGCGAGAGGGCGGCCGCCAGCGCGAGGAAGCGCTGAACCAGATGCAGGAGGAGGAGCGCCGGGAGCGGCAGCGAGAACTCGAAGCCGCCAACGCCGCCGACCAGGAGCGGGTGGCCGAGGCCCAGCGGGCGCTGGAACAGCGGGCCGCCGAGCTGGCCGCCCAGCGCGAACAAGCAGAGCTGGAACGCGAACTGGCGGCGGCAGATCGCGAGGCGCAGCGCGCCCGCCGCCCGGAGTTGGACCTGGAAGGACTGGACGAGGCCGAGGCCAAGACGGACGTGAAGGGGACCTTCAGCGCCTTCGCCGTCGCCGGCCTGGGCTCCGACAGCCTGGCCGAGCGCACCGCCCGCGCCAGCGAGCAGGTGGCGCGCAACACCGGCCAGCTGGTCCGGGAGGCGCAGAACGGCGGTCTGGTCTTCGCGTGAGGGACAGACAATGGCGGTGATCATCGAGAAGTACGACAGCCGCGAGAGCACCGTCGGGGTCGAGAACCCCTCGGTCGATCTGCTGTACGTCGTGGACGGCACCGAGGACGACGCCGCCGTGCGCGCCATCGTCGAGGCCACGATCCCGGCCATCTACGCCGGCCTGGTGTTCCAGAGCTACCGCATCGCCCACCAGGGCAGCGGCCTGTGGGAGGTCTCCGTCCGCTACGGCAAGCTGGAGCCGAAGGAGCCGGGCGAGTCCAGCTTCAGTTTCGACACCGGCGGTGGCACGACCCACATCACGCAGAGCATCGCCACGGTCAACAGCTACGCCCCGCCCGGCGAGGACCCGCCTGATTTCAAGGGCGCGATTGGCGTCAACAACGATTCGGTCGAGGGGACCGACATCACCATCCCGGTCTACAACTTCAAGGAGACGCACTACATCCCCGTCGCGCTGGTCACGCCCGCCTACAAGGCGATCCTCTTCTACCTCACCGGCAAGGTCAACGCCGCGCCGTTCAAGGGCTTCGCGCCCGGCGAGGTGCTTTTCCAAGGCGCGTCCGGCTCGCAGCGCGGCCAGGAGGACTGGGAGATCACCTTCAGCTTCGCCGCCAGCCCCAATGCCGTTGGGCTGACGATGGGCGACATAGGCGGCATCGACAAGAAGGGTTGGGAGTACCTCTGGGTGCGCTACCAGGACGCCGAGGACGAGGACGTGCTGGTCAAGCAGCCGGCGGCGGTCTACGTGGAGCAGGTCTACCCGTATGGGGATTTCTCACTCTTGGGGATCGGCACCTGATGGCCGGCGACGCCTTCAAGAAGGTCCAGCCGGGCCAGCGGCTGGAGATCACCGCCGAGGCGTTCAACGCCTTCCTCGACGCCGCCCGCGCCGTGCGCGAGCACAAGGTATTCGGCACCGAGGCGGCGCAGTTCTTCCGGCAGAGCGGCATCGTCAAGGTCAAGAACGTGTCGGGCGCGGACCGGGGGCGGTTCGCCGTGCTGGGCCTGACCGAGCCGATCATCCTCCCGGCCGACAATGAGAGCGAGTTCAAGCGGCAGGTGACGTTCGAGGGGGTCGTTCCCGCCAAGAACGACCACAAGGGCAAGTTCGCCGTCCTCCTGGAGCCGGTCGCGGACGGCAAGATCGGCCTGGGGGTGGTCGCCGGCGTCGTGCCGGTGCGCCTGCAGGTCGATCCGGCAAAGCTCTACGACTGCGCCGAGATCATCGACGACAACACGCAGGCCTTGCGGAACGTGCCGCACGGCTCGGCGCGGGTGCTGTGGGTCGAGGCAACCGGCTCGACCGAGCGCTGGGCCGTCGTGCGGCTGGATGACGGCGACCACCAGGCCCACGTGCTCATCACCGGCAACGTGCCCGACGCCGACGGCTATTACCCCGGCGAGGTGCAGCGCTACGACGTGGACACGAAGACCTGGCAGACGCTGTTCGCGTGCAAGGTGCTGGACATCAACCAATGATCCTGGAGCAGCGATACCTGGCGCGGTTCGTGGGGCCGAAAGGCGGCGTGCCGGTGTACGCGCTCGGCTGTCCGGGATCGGGTTCGGGGCCGGCGGCGTTCCACACGTCCGTGCCCCGCGTGCTGGCCCGGTTCCTGGGGCTCAAAGGCGGCATGCCGCTCTACGGCTACTCCACCTGCGAGTTCCCGCACATTGGCCGCTACCTGATGCGCTTCGTCGGCATGACGGCGGACAACGTGCCGGTGTACGCGCTCGGCTGCTGCCTGAAATCGTCGAGCGGGTCGTCCGGCGTCAGCGGGTCATCGGGCGAAAGCTCGGGCTACAGGGGCTCCTCCGGGGAAAGCGGCTCGTCGGGCGAAAGCTCGGGGTTCAGTGGGTCTTCCGGCGCGAGTTCCGGCGTCAGTGGATCGTCGGGCGCGAGTTCCGGTCTGAGCGGTTCGTCGGGTAACGGCTCCGGGGGCAGCGGCTCCTCCGGCAGCGGCCCCGGATCGAGCGGTCTGTCAGGAGCAAGCTCCGGGGCGAGCGGTTCGGCGAGCGGCTCCGGCTCGGTCAGTGGCTCCGCAGGCTCGGGAACCTCGGGCACGAGCGGAACGAGCGGCTTGGGCTCGGGCACCAGCGGCGCTACCAGTGGCCCGAGCGGCTCGGCGAGCGGCAGCGGGTCGGGATCGGCCGCCGGCAGCGCCTCGGGAAGCGGCTCGGTGCCGGGGTCCGGTTCCGCATCCAGCGGCGCCCCCGGCTCGGCGTCGGCATCCGGCAGCGGCATCGGGTCCGCGGCCAGCTCTGGCGTCGGGTCGTCGGGGCTTGGCTCCTCGGGCGCGGGGAGCGGTTCCGGCCCCACCAGCTCGGGCGCGACCAGTGGGCCTGCGTCCGGCGGTTCCGTGGGGTCGAGCGGCGGCTCTCTCCCCGGTTCGGTTCCGGGTAGCGCTTCCGCGCCAGGCGGTTCGGGACCGGGAGGGAGTACTGGCTCGGGATCGTCCGGCTCGGGCTCGGGGACCGGCTCCGACTCCGGCGGTTCCTCCGGCCTCGGGTCGGCGACCGGGCCGTCCGGCAGCGGCTCATGCCCCGAGTACGACTGGGAGATGGCAGCCCTCGGCGGGGCCTCGTGGTCTGGCGGCGGCCGGTCCGTCCGCATCAGCTTCCAGGACTCCGAGAATTGCGGCGGCACGAACGCCAACACGCAGTCCGGCACCGCCTCGCGCCGTGTGTGCCTCAGCACGCCGCAGCGCCTGACCATCAACATGACCGGCCTCGTCGAGACGCAGAACGGCGGCTTCGAGCAGGCCGAGGCGCGCGTCAACGGCCAGGTGGTCGCCTCCGGCGGCTCCTACGAGGAAGGCGGCGGTTGCGCCATGCGCGAGGCCACGACCGGCGGCTCCATCGACCTGCCCGCCGGCGAGCACCTGATCGAGCTGTCCGCCAGCACGAACGACCCGCTGTACCACGTCGGCGCGTACTGGCAATTCGACTTCACCTGGGAGCCCTTATGAGCACGACTGTCCTTCACGAGAAGGCCATCGACTGGACCAGCTGCGCCTCGGCCACGCCCGACCTCTCGGTCGAGGACATGATCCAGCTGATCGAACACGCCCCGCCCGGCCCCTGGCCTTCCGGCTGGGCGTCCTGGCCCAACGTCAATAAGGCCCACCGCGTCATGGCCCGGCGCTTCGCCGAGGACCTGACCCCTGGCCGGCACGCCTACGCCGAGGAGCGCGGCATCGTCATCGCCGGCGGCGGGCTGAAGTACTTCCCGAGCGTCTGGGTCTGCATCAACCTGGTCCGGCACTTCGGCTGCAAGCTGCCGATCCAGCTCTGGTATCTGGGCGACGGTGAGTGCGACCCCTACATGCGGCGGCTGCTCAAGCCCCTCGGCGTCGAGTGCGTCGATGCCCGCAAGCTGGAGAAAGACCTCCCCTGCCGCATCCTGTGCGGCTGGGAGCTGAAGCCGTACTCGACGCTCCACGCGCCCTTCGCCCAGGTGCTCTTCCTCGACGCCGACAACGGGCCGGTGCGGGACGTGACCTACCTCTTCGACACGCCGCAGTTCCGGGAGCACGGCGCGGTCTTCTGGCCCGACTACGCCTGCTGGACGCTGAAGCTGGAGGTGTGGACCATCTTCGGCATGGAGTGGATGGTGCCGCGGGCGCAGCAGGAGGTCGCCTTCGAGTCGGGCCAGTACCTGATTGACAAGACCCGCTGCTGGCGCGAGCTGCGGATGGCCCTCTGGTACGCCGAGCACTCCGACTTCGTGTTCCGCGTCGTCTACGGCGACAAGGAGTGCTTCCACCTGGCCTGGCGGTTCCTGGGCACCGAGTACGCCATGCCTCCCAAGGCGCCCGGCTGGAACCAGCACACCATCGTGCAGTACGACTTTGACGACCGGATCGTCTTCCAGCACCGCTGCCAGGACAAGTGGCGCCTGGCTGGCAACCGCCGCAACAACTCCCTGGCCAACGAGGAGCTGTGCTTCCACCTCGTGGCCGATCTGCGCAAGCGCTGGGACGGTGTCCTCTGGCACAACCCGGACCCCACGCCCGAGGAGCAGCGGATCATCGACGAACTGAGCGGCCGGCGCTTCCTCTACCGCCGGGTCGGCTACGACGAGCGGCCCATGCGCCTGGAACGAGGGGCGAAGGTCGGGGAGGGGGCGGCCGAGTGCGAGCGGCGCTGGGACGTGAACATCGACGACGGCCGGGCGGTCCTGACCCTGAGCCGGCTGGACCGGCCGACCTGTCATTTGCAGCGCAACGGCGACGCGGTCTGGAAGGGCCAGTGGCTGGAGCACGAGCGCATGCCCATCGAGTTCATCCCCCTGGAGAATTGACCATGCCCCTGTCAGGTGAGTTGCGGGCCAGCCGGTTGGAACTGGAGGAGCACAGCCGCAAGCACGCGGCGGGCGTCTACTACGGCGACCACCGCCTGCTGTGCCGGCTGCTGGGCGACTTCCTGGCGTTCGTCGATGCCCGCGACCTGATGCTCGGCCCGCGTCTGGTGCTGGACGGCTTCTGGGAGGCCTGGGTCACGCTGGCCGTCGCCCGCCATTTGCAGCCCGGCTGCTGGTGCGTCGATGTCGGCGCGAACTACGGCTACTACACGCTGCTCATGGCCGCCGCCTGCGGCCTCGAGGGCCGCGTCGTGGCCTGCGAGCCGCACCCGCTCCTGGCCGGGACATACCTGCCGCAGAACCTGGCCCTGAACGGCTTCCACCACGGCGTGGAGATTTGCCCGAAGGCGGTCGGCAACCTCGACGACCAGGCGGTGGACTTCGTCCTGCACAACGGTGACTTCGCCACTTCGTCGCTGGAGCGCTGGGCCTACGCACACCGCTGCGGCACGGTGCAGGCGCCAGCGATCACGCTCGACCGGCTCTGCGCCGACTGGCCACGCCTCGACCTGGTGAAGATCGACGCCGAGGGCGCGGAGGCCCTGGTCTGGGAAGGGATGCAGAAGGCGCTGCGCCACTTCCCGCACGCGGCCGTCGTCCTGGAGTTGCACCTGCAGCGCGACCCGCCGCAAGCCGTCAGCCTGCTCCACCAGATCGAACGCGCTGGCTATCTGCTCCGCTCGATCAACTATGAGGGGGAGATCGTGCCGACCGACGCGGCGACTGTCTTGGCACAGCCGCAGGAGCACTGGACCCTGTGGCTGCAGAAAGGAACGTGA